GATCTCTTCCGGGCTCATGTACTGGCAGCACAACGCAAACATCTGCCGATAGATGTTACGCCAGCTAAGCAGCCAGCTATTGACGAGCAACTGCTGCAACATCTGCGTCTTGGCCGGTGGTACTATTGGGTTAATCGTGCCGAAGTAAGCTGCATGGTTAGCTTCAACTCGGTTGATCAAGTTAAACGCCACCGTGGGTTCACGCGCAGGCGGCTCCATGAAGCTGTAGTCCGTTGGGCTTACGACAGGCAACTGTACTCCTGGGCCCACCTTGTTGATGGCACCAATTCGTTTGACGACTTTGATGGGAGGTAGAGTCGAGAAGGCAGTATGATCCCGAATGGAGTCGTGCTGCGCTTTGACTTCGTCTTGATCAGTGCTAGCCAACTCGGGTATACCACGAGTATCAGTAATAGCGCGGCGCAACTGTTCACGACGGAATTCAACAAACGGGTATTCGCCGTGAGCGTAATCAAGTCGCTGATGGATAGCCCACGAGGCTGCATCTTCTTTTCGATTGGACGCAGCTTGCGGACAAAAAACGGTGAAGTAGATGGCGGGAGCTTTTCCGTCGAGACTCTTCGTGTAAGCATAAACAACCTCCACCATGTTCATGTAGTTTACGCCGTTGTAAACCAACATGGTTGTTGTTGGGAGCAGGTTGATGTTGTAGAAGGTGCTGCTCTTGCCGATCTGCTGAAGCGCACGCTCAACCCAGTCTGGATCCCAGCCTTCAGTCGTGATTTTCTCGCGCAACTCAACCTCGGACATCCATGTCCTGCGGTAGATTACCCGTGATCGCTGTAAGTCAGCCGTCTCCGGCGGAACGATGATCTCGTCCCAGGGCTTGAGCGCAACGATCTCAGGAAGATTGCGGCTGACGTACTCTTGGTCATACGTCGCACGGCCAGTCGTAGCCATCTCGTTAACCATGCGCTTGGCTTCCGAAGCGTCCAAGTCAGGTATTGCAGCTTGAAGTATCGCAGCAGCTTGATCTGGAGCGTCCAAGATCATCTGTGGCAGCTCGGCCAACACAGATCCCTGTGCCTGCGCAGCCATCTGGAAAAGTTCTTCAGCGGTAATCTCCTGTGTACGCTTGCTAATGTTCTGCTGCCAGCCTACAAAGAACGCGCTCCAGCCGTACTGCAAAGCGTACTGCGCCCCAAGTTCGGCCTCCTTGCGAAGTTCCTGCGGCATCTTAGAGTCGCGAATCCAGTGCAAAAGGTTCGTCGCAATGCCGCTAACCGGCGCGTCGTCGAGGGTAACGCCGGAAGCCCTGATGGTTGCACGCTGGAAGGCCGTAACAAGCAGTGCGGACAGTTCGTTGCAAGACGAGTCAATGAGGCGGTTGCGAACGTCGCTCGCACCTTCAAACGGCCATGCCGGACTGCCCTCGGGACGCGCAGTGCTGTGCTTTTTGCCGTCATCAGTCTGTCCTGCCCAACGAGCAAAACGGATGTTATCAAACTTCGTCACCAAGTTACCCTGCGACGAGTTAATCATCGAGCGGTTGTATTCGCTCAATAACTCGCCAATGTCAGGCGTATCAGAAGCAATAGCTAAAGGGTCAACTGGTGAGATCATGTTAATAACTTCCTGTCATAGACATTCGTTTAGATTGCTTTTCCCAATCTAAGCCGCCAAAATAGGCTGGCTGCATGACAACCATATAACCTAAAGCGTCGATAGGATCTTTACTAGCACCTTTTTGTCCATCTTGTCCAGTCCATTCCTTTAAACTGTAAATTAAATTCTGACAAGACTCATGTATCATTAGTTTTGGATGGTTTACTCCTTTTTCCATTGGTTTTTCTCTGTCCCATGACAAAAGATCATTGATTAATAGCACTCGCTCTTCAATTGGCAGAGCTGCGGCAGGCGTAAATATGAGCGGATTATCAGCCTGACTAAGCAGATCAAGCACGGTGACGCCACCGTCTTTAGTGATCGTCTCAGTTCCAGCGGTCCGAGGGTCAATCCAACGGTCAACGATCATCTCGCGCTTGTCACCGGCAGTCTCAAGGCTCCAGATAAGCTCGGTGTACTCGTTCACCCCACGGCCAGCACCCGCCTTCTGTGCCGGGCCAGCTCGACCGTCAGGCTTATCACTTGGCAAAGCCCATTCACCGTAGCTTTGGTCTGGCCATTCACGATAGACCCATAGTATACCGTGCTTGTCTACCCTAGCCCAAAGCATAAACCAGTTACGCGCGCCGGCTGGATCGATAGCCATGTAGTTGCTACCCTCGGGGATGACCTCTTCAGCGTCACCTTTCCATAGGTTATGGTCACCAAACATCGGAAATTCGGAACCAGCCGTCTGATCTGCCCAACCATAAGCGCGGATCTTAATGTCGTGGCTAGAGCGCCCCGAAAGCTCCTGTTTCATGCGCTCCCAGTTGTTATACGGGTTAAGCTCGGTATGATACCAGATGCAGGCGTGTCGTCCGTAGAGGTTCTCAGCTTGGTAGGGCATCTCGCCCCTTGGGACCGTTAGAACATTGTTATTGGGTAACAATGGAGATTTGCGGCTAGCCGTAACCTTGGCACTATTGATGTACTCCTTCACGACCTGAGTGTAACCTTGCACCGGCGTAAAGGTGACAATCAGCTTGCCGGAGCGGGTAACCAAACGGTAGCGAAGAGTCTCCAGCCAGTTCTGCGGGACAAGTTCATCGCACCAGACGTAGTCCACTTCGCCACCTTCGACGACCTTAATGTCCTGGGCGTAGTTAAGGAACCAGATCTGGTTGCCCATGTACACAGCCGTATTGTCACTGAACCCGTTCTTCTGGCTAAAGCTAATCTGCGTATGATTAGTTCGCTTAATGTTGCGTATCTCAGGCGGCAAGTACTTATAGAAGACGTTCTGCTGGGCAGAGACGCTAGTCATGTGGGTCGTGTGCAGGCACCAGATGCGGATGTTGCGTTTACCGTGGCGCTCCTTTACCCACTCAGGCGCCTGCCCGTTAAGGTCAGTGCCGATGAAAGCTTGGGCCATACGCTTGGCGGCAAACTCAGTCTTGCCACTTCTGTTCCCACCAAGGACGACCAGTTCATTGTAGCGGCCTAGCAGCTTATCCGCATCCGGCCAGTGCGGCAACTCGTGCCCATACCGCATGGGATCGTTGAGTTCCGCCTTAATCTTGTTCTCCCGCATCAAGAACAAGTCGAGTACCTTCTCCGGGCCAATGTTCTCGATCATCTCCAAACGCTGCCGCTTATTCGGCAACGGAAGCGTAGGATGTTCCTCCAGCTTATAGGCTAAGACTTTTTCGATAATTTCTTGATTTTTTTCATCCATACCTGTTGACGTTTTCCTGAAGATGGCCTATATTCCCTCTGTCGTCAAATAACGACCGTGTACCTTCTGCGCCACCTGAAACATCGGACGCACGAGCGACTAAATGGTTCCAGCCATCCCTCTTGGGCTGGATTAAACATCTGCTTCGGCTTCAAAGTTGCAGAGTGCTGACAGTCACGGCTACGAGAAGGCCAAGAGTTTCCCGAACGGGTAGCCATCACTCACGACTGTAATTGCGAAACGAACGACGACACTTATACGGATCGTTGATCTCATTTTTGTATAGTACTCCCCCAAGATAGGCAGTAATGCTGAGTCTTGGGGGTACTATGCTCACTCGCAACTCTCCTTGCCGGATTGTTTATCTCCTCCGGTGAGCAGCTTGCTGCGAGAGTGAGCATCTGGGCGAAGCCTAGTGCGAACGGCAACACGAAGCAAGATCACTAGTGAAGGGGAATATCACTAGAGAGTAAGAACTTCTCCTTAGCTTAAGAACAGATAATCCAGAGTATGGCCAACTCAAACGTGTTAAGCTGCATCTCTTGCGCGTTCACCAAGCTTAAGCACCACTTAAGCGCGATATGCAGAACATAACCTGCACTTAACGCGAATATAAGCGACTTAAGCTTACTCTTAAGCTGCTCAAGCTTGTCATATACCGCCAACTTGTCCTTAAGCGTCATCTTATGCATAGCGTCTTGTTCTTAACCCAAATACGTTGACCCTGCCGAAAGTTGATCCCCTTCATACCGACAAACACCATATCCTCGACGTCTGTGCGTACCCACCGCTTGTTGGGGTACAAGTACACAATCTTCTGCTCCATAGACTCGTTATGCACCGGGATGTAACGAGGTTCCGTAACCATCTCGGTATCTTCACCGATATGCTCGCTCGCCGGCTGCTCCTGCGTATCAACGTCAGAACATGCAATGCCTATCGCCTCGGCCACTTCACCCGGTAGCGTTCCATCAAGCAGGTCACTCCTGTAGATCCGCTTGAAGCTCTTGAAACACTTACGCTCGATATAGTCCTCCCCGAGCTTGTATGACGTAGGCCGATACGCGCTCCCTAGATGCTGCTTAACCGTCTTTTCGCTTAGTGTGTACTTGGTCATAGTACTAGCGACGGTACAGGAAAAGAAACGGCAGCGCAAGCTTACGCCCAACAAGGGCCAGCTAACCGGGCGCCCGCTCGACGTGTACCCCCACA